TTAGCGTCGACGGAGGACCCAACATATGCAAGCCAGCGATTAACGCTGGACTGCACTGCAAGGTCTATGCCGAAGAACCGTTTAAGGCGCTTCAGCAAAATCTCCCCTAACCCTAGCTGATAAAACATGTTCAGCGAGGGCTCGACGGAGATCATTCGCGAGACTTTAGCCGTTTTAGGTACGAAGCTGGAACGCGAACCTCGAACGATAGTTGGTGAACCAAAGTTGGCGGACCGAGTAATCTCGGCATTCGCTTCCTCAGGCCACATCCTAACGTCGGTTCGATAAATATCGACGAGAGAAGGATCAGTAGCCGTCAATTGCCCACAGTACATCTTCCCATAATGAGAAGTGTTGGGGGTACCGACAGCTGCTCCGGGCCCGCATCTGGCGTTCAAGCAGATGTTAGCCCAGCTTAGCGAACAGTCCTCACCAAGATCTTGGAGGAAGAAATCCTCTAAAATCTTCGAAAACTCCCCAACCAACATCTCGTCAGCAGACGAAAGGTCAGAAGGGAGAGTCCAAGTGGCACAGAGATTATTAGACTCCGTGAACACCCGCAAGGCCTCAAGATCCAGTGCTGAGTCCTTCCTCGGGACGAACTTTTTTAAGAAGTTCTCCAGGAGGTAGGAGGCGCTGAATCTCTTGACATGAAGCGGAATTGTTTCCGAATCATGGGACATTGTACGACGGACTGTGAATTCAAGATCCTTCTTCAGGTTCTCGTAAAGAGCATCAGGTTTAGCTAACACTGTACAACTCCTTCGTTGCAGCAAACTTCCACAGAAACTCTGCTCGCAGCTCAGCTGAGCCGTGAGACCAAGTCGATCAGATGCATCATCCGATTGACAAACGCCTCGCCGAAGATAGCGGACAAAACCGCAATCCACGCAGTCGTTCTTGGGGATATTGACTTCACGTCATGACCCCAGTGGTAAACAGAGTGACCAGGTTGTTTGTGGCCTGCGACAACGCACCAACGAAGCAGGAAACTGCTCCTTTGATGTTTGGCGCGTCGGCCGTGTCAGACCCCGCCGGCAGCACGAATTCCGCTCGGAACAGTGCCGTCTGCGAAGGTTGACCCGAAAGGACAGTTAAGCCCTTCCGGAGCAACGTACCAAACGTATTCCGCGGGAGGGACCTCAGGACGTTGTTAGAGTCCACTGCGTTGAGCTGCCGCATATTCTGCGGCTTCGACACAGTCAAGGTCCACGGACGAGACACCGTGCTCGTAGTGTCAACACCAGCCTGCGTGCCGCCAATAGCGGTAACCGCAAACTGTTGTGACCACGAATTCGGTGGATAGTCCGCCGTGATCGTATAGGTAGGAGCGGTGAAACCAGTGATGGCTCCACCCGTGATTGGCGAAGTAAAGAAAGCCATGTAACGGATCCTTTTGGATCATTGGTGGAAAGGGTATGGAACTTTTAGACCACGCTGTCCGACCTCGTGGGCGAAATCGCCTAAAAGGCCGGGTTTTCGGGCGAGAGCTTTCTTGGTCATATTCCCGATAATTGGAATTCGGGATACAACTAAGGCAGCAATATTCTCCCAGTGTGCTTTGGACACGTTCAACTCAAGTTGCAACGTTGGTACCGGAAGCACGTTCTGGTCGACTCGCGAGAACGTGGTTTCATCAAATTCCGCTATACAAGGGCTTATACTCGATGTCTCAGAGAAGGAGGGAGAGAATGGAACCAACTTGGAAGAGCCAATTTTACAATTGTCCTCTGTCCTAGTTGTCTCCACCATCCACCTGACCCCGCTCCAGGGCACCGAGAAGCTGTTTTCTATAACACCAATATTGGTGAAATAGTCAACGAGGAAACTATAAGGAATCAAATTCCATATAGTTGGGATGACGTCTTTCCATCGAAGCGAAAGAACGTCATTGACCGACCTACGATCTAGGCCGGCCTCAACGCCCCAGACACCCTTAAACCGTGTGCGGGCCGTGCGAACTCTCGAAGCATGCAGCCTAAGGGACCGATTGTTGAAGGCAACAGTCGTATCCAATTGGCCGCCAGCCTCGTGTTTGCCCGACTCGTTAAACGGATAATAGTGTCCGATATAGTCGCGATTTTCTAACCCGACCATACCGTCCGCAAGAGTATTGACAAGGGGTACAACCCCGAACCTATACTCGAGGACCGTG